CAGCAACTGGTTCTTCACTTGCAGCTTCAACAGGTGCGGCTGCTTTAAACAAAGAACTCTTCTTTGGTTCTTCTGTTGCATTAATTGCTTTTTCTGGAAGAGCTTCTTCTGTGATTTTTGCATCAAGGAGAACAGATGGTTCTGGAAGTTGATAGCTTGTAACGTCGTTTTCCACGTTTCTCTTAACAGCGCCATCGCTTACTTCTTCAAAAGTAGTCATGCTGTTAATTGGCTTTGAAACGGACTGAACAGTCACTGGAACAGGTTCAATCGTAATGGCAGCAGTATGGCCATTCTCACCGCGGCCGGCTGTGAGGACTACTGGGAGCTCATCAGCGTCGCTTACTGGAACCACTGCCCGAATATAGTTTCGGATAGCTTCAACGATTTCGTTTTCTTCTAGGAATACTTGCACGTAACTTTTCCTTTGTTCTGGGTTATGCGTACTTGGGAGATTTTTCTCATTTTGAGAAGTAACTTTCCTCGGGGAGTAGATTGATATTTCAGCCATACATGGCTCCTGAGTTGCTGATAAATGGGCGGATACCCACTTCCATTCTCGGATTCTTTTTGTCAATGGATCTCACTTCGCAAGAGAATCCAGGCACGAAATGACAATTATCATCCTCTAACTTTCCCATTTCAACAAGAGTATCGACAAAATATTTATCTATAATGCTGACTACATTCATTAGATCACGTTTAATATTATTTTGTGGATACAGTAAGTAATGAAGAGATACCTTACCCCATAGCTCAGTTACATTGGGAAGAGCTAAAACTTGGTCTTCAATCTCTTCTTTGAATTTCACCTTAGTTGTATTGGCAGTTTGATAGTGCCAATTTCGGTAATTATTCAGATTAAGCCAATGCTTCTTTGTTGCTTTGGTATAGGTCCCATCTTTTTTGAGACGTGTCTTACCGCCTATGTAGAGAGGAAGAATGAGTTTGAGTTCGGGAGGTACTGGTCTATCTATAAAGGCCATAAAAAACCTCTTTGCTGGGTTACAGCAAAGAGGCTTAGTGTTCTTCAGTACTAAAGTCTACTAGCCGAAAAGTGACTTTGTAGCTTTAGGTGAACCAGTACCGCTCTTAGGAGCGCCACTTGAACCAGTCACTTCTTTGAACTTATTACGTGTCTGGCCAGAGTTTTTATCCCCCCACTTTGTGTAGAAGAGATCCGCTTCTGCAATATCTGCATCTTTTTTGAGTTCCAGATATGTCTTCTTGGTTTCAGTATGAAAATACTTATCGGTCTCGTTTACATCACGAGACTCATTCGTATCAACATAAGAATCACCAACTTTTTCTTGTTTATTTTCGGTAACTTTAAGAATAGCTGCGGAGACTTTTTTACCAAGGAGTGAAGTAATCACTGGCATGTTTTTGTTGACCTCAGACTTGGACTGAGAGTCCCAGACTTTAATCACTTTTTCTTCAACAGTTTGTTCCGCAAGCGGAAATCCTGTCGATACTAGACAAAGATCGTTGATTGTTTCAAAGCCTGGCAGCATACGTGTTTTGCCATCTTTTTCGTATGTGGCATCGCCATTACGATTAAAGATCCATGTGCGATCGGTGATCTCTTTATCACCATACGCAATGACTGTTACCACACACTTTGCCTGGGATTTGGCAGACGGAGTGACATAAGCAAGCTTGATGACACCGTCATACAAACCTGATTCAACTGTGAAGCTACCACCACCTAGATAGTCGACTTGCTCTTCAGCACCTGAGATATCAATATTCTTGAACATATCCATAGAAGTATTTCCTGTTTATTGGAGTTTCATTTGTGACTTAAAGCCACCAAAAAAGCTGCTAGCTTTAAGTATAAAACTTAATCATATGGTTCAGCAGCAGAGCCACATTATTATCCATGAAAGTCTCTTGCTCAGTAAAGAGACCCATTGGGCCACGGATTCTTTCACCAATGGTATTCTTAGTCAAACGTGTTTGGAAAATATATTTGAACCCAAGAAGTTGATCGTCAGGTGTGATATTCAACAAGCTCGAGCTGTAAGGTTTAAGGTCATCTAGCGACATACGCTTGGTAGCAACTACCGTTGAAAAATAGGACTCAATCCCATTGTTTTTCAATGAGCCTTTGATGGGAACAGAGACTCGATCGACAAGATGTGCGTTTTGTATACTTAAAGTATGAGCCAACATGATTACATGCTTGTCTGTAGACGCTACAAGCTGCTGCATGAGGATCTTGAAGTATTGAGCATACTCTTGCCATGCTTGCCGGCCGTCCTTTGCTGGAATGACCAACTGGCTCTCATACATGTCCATAAGAAACGTAAGAGAGTCGATGATGATTCCATCATAGTCAGGATTACCTGTCACCAGATCAAATGCTTCATTGACCTGATAAGGATCTGTGACGATCCCAGGCACAAAGTTATTTTTAAATGGCAGTGCTTTACCTGATTCTGTGTTTAGATAAACCCAGCGATCTTGGTTGGGTATGTCTTTTAGACTTGCAGATTTGCCTGTAGCAGACTCACCTCCAATTAATATAAGTTGATTATGACTCATAGTCAGATGTCCTCATGGTTCAGTTTTAGCTGTCTTACGTGCAACTGTTCTTAAGATTGTATGTTGAAGCTCATTGTCCGAGAGAGGATTATCAATCTTCTTATTGAACTCGATAACGCGAGATTCAATTTCTGGATAAAGCATCTTTGCATCGAACAGAGCCAAAGCGTATTTAATCATTTGGTTGTTTCGATTACCCATAACCATACGTTCAGCAAACCAACGTTCTAGGCTATTCAGGTCTTTGAGCTCAGTCATCTGAGATTTATGATGCTCATTTCGTGAAGTCTTAGGAATGAATCTGATTGGATCCAGAAGTGTACCTTGGATATTGTAGTGATGTTGGCCTAGGTGATTGGTAAGCCATTTACGCTCACGTTGGTTTGCCCCTTCATCTATCTCAAAAGGCAACCACTCCATGATGTTATTCATGAACTGTGTGTAGTCATCTTTGTTGAGATGGAGCTCATATTTCAGTGGCATAACGACTCTAAAACGATCAGGGCCTGTGCCGTCTTCTCTATGACGCTTAGTTGTGTACGTCATGAATGTATAATCACGCAGCATTTCATGAACCAGGTCACGAGAAGACTTACCGTCGACATCCAACACAATCATATTGAAGCCTTCGATAACGTTGTCACCTCTTCTGTGGTTCCCCACAAAACGATGGTTGCACCAATGGTAACCTTCAGCTTGAGTCATCAAGTGAAGATTTTCAAAAGGTTGTACTTCAGGTTCATAGTCAGATGCGTAATCTTCTGAATAAGAAAACATCATCTTGTCAAGATCAGTTTCATTCAGGGCTTCGCCAGAAAAGAATTCAATTCCTTCTGTAAAAGCCTTCTTGATCATGATATTGTTCTTATAGCCCCATGCGGTTGCAAGGGTCATGATTTCCTGACGGGCGGCGTTACCTGTTTTGTAATAAGGCAACGCTTCCGTCAGGTCAGCATGTGTGAGCTCTTGATCGTGCGCAGCAATGTACTTTGCCAGCTTTACATAAGCTTTCTCTCTGCTGAGTAGTGTCTTGAAGTCTGCTCCAGAAGATTCAACCAGGTTGATGGCATGATAGAGATTATCCATCAAGATCTCAGGAGCTTGGTCAATAAATCCAAATACACCAGCAAGCTTCAAAGCTTTAAAATAACGGTGGTTCAGTTCAGTTTTTTCCATCTCACAATGATCAGGAAGCCTGTCTGCTTCATTCTCACAAAGAATGCGATACTCGACCAATTCAATGGCTACATTGTCTGGCAGTGACATTGTCCACATATGGTTCATAGGATCAGCAAGTTGCGTGAATGACTTACTGATGACGTCAACCATCGAAGAAGAGTGCGAATCAATCAAGTCTTTGTAGATTTCTTCAGCAGTCATTTTATTGGAACTGCGCTCATGCACGCCCCACGCAAAAAGAAAGCGTCGGCTGTAGCCTGTTTGCAAGAACTCAAAAAACATGTCTTCAGTGTTACCACCATCCAGCAATTTGCTTGGTGTACCAAAGAGCAGCATGTTTGCTGGAGTAGGCCCATCAATGTCCTGGCCGCGGCTGTTATCTGTTGTATTCTTAGTAAGCTTTGCTTTGGTCTTACCTTTGTCAAAAAGCTCGAGAAACGTATTGAGAATCTCTGTGTTGGCCAGAAGGTTGGAACCAACCTCATCAATTTGTAGATTGATGGCGCCTGCGTCTGCTAGCAGTAGCTTCTGTCTGAGCTGTTTGACTGCAGGTACAGTACCACTGTCAAACGTATAAGGATAAGGCCCAGCTTGGGCATATTCTTTTTCTAGGCCCTGAAGCTCAGCAGATTGATCTGTATTTTTATAAATTGATCGGTTTGTTGAAAGCTTCAAAAGGTTCTTATCAGAGATTTCATTAAGAGTTGCTTCAATGAATCGGGTTTTAAATCCGTCCATGAAGTAGTCTTCGATAATGCTAACAGAATGCCCTTTACCAAAACCAGATGTGGCTAGACCCAGTGCATAAATGTTTACTGGTATGTCTCCGCGGTCTTTAGTCTTGATCTGGGCTCTCATAGTAGAAGCCATCTTTGCAAGAAAGTAAGCGACTTCGACTCTAAAGAAATTACGGTTTTGGTTCTGTGTCTTTTTGCAGATGATATTTACCATCTCTTCCAGCACAGGATGATCTGTCAAAGAGTCAAAGTCTCTCATTTCATTTACCCTAATTTTAATTGGATTTAGTTAGATGTACTCAAGTCTTTGAGTACAAAGCGGAGCTGCGTCACAATAATTACAACGCTTAACCTCACCAGGAGAAGTGATAACAATCCCTTTTCCTGCTTTAGTTTTATGGTTTAGTGCCTCAGCATAGTTATCAAAGTTCTTTGTAGCCCGAGCAAGTTTGTCTGGGTTAGCATAGTACTTATGGACATCCTCTGAACGCCAAAGCTCTTCATCAGTACAACGAATCATATCAGACTCGCTAGCAAAGCCTGCGTTCTGTTCGATCTCGTCTAACTTAGCGATGATGAATTTCTCAGCATCAGCTGGCTGATAAAGATTCACTGGCATTTCCATAACTGGATTTGGTGGATAGTTGTCTCTTCCTACATCACGCTGCAGCCAGTCTGTGAGAATGAAGTTGATGATACCCATATTGGATGTGATGATGTCTTCATTCAGCCATTTGTAACAAGCCATTTGTAGGGCGTAATCGCCTTTTTCAGTTTGATCCATTTTCATATAGCTGTAGACGCCCGTTGATTTGTTATCTTCAGGTTGTCCATTAATGACTTGATCAAATTTACCGCTGATCCACATTGTAGTTCCTGCAGAAGTTTTAACTTTACGGTAAGCCCTTTGCTCAATGTAGATTGGAATGCAGTCTGGTCTGTCTTCAAGCATCTTCTTAGTTGGGTTAAGCACAAGCTTGTCTACAACCCCCGAAGGAAAGCCAATGCTCTTAAGAATCACATCTTTATTTGGATTCTCAAAAGCAGCCTCAATGGCTGAATGAATTGCCTGACCAATGCGTGATTTAGTCAGTTTAATTATCTCAATTTCGTTATTTTTGTCTGGCAAACGATGACCCAGTATCAAAGCCTTAGTTGGCTTCAGTAGCTGAGTTACACTTAGTATTGGTAAACCGTCTTTTGGTGCACCAACTGGGATATGATCATAAGTATCTGTAGCCAACCAAAGTGCCATTGTCAGGTTCAAATTAGTTGAGTTAATGAGAGTTGTCTTGCCCATAGCCAGGATCCTATTCTTGGGTTTCTTCTTGGCCCTCAGTGAAATATGTGTGCTCGGACATCATGCCCATGTACATCAAATTAAGGACGATAAAATCAGCGATCTGATCTGTATCTACTTTATATTGTTCTTTCATTCTGAGCAAAGAAAGATTGCGAATATCGCCCAAATCTTTGGCGGTAATCTTACGCTTTTTAGGTGTGATCAGTACGTTTAGTTTTTGGCTTCTGAGTGTGGGATCTGCACCCTGCACTTTTGCTGGCTGAATAAAATGAATTTCAATGGTAGCCATATACCAATGGGTTTCTACGAAGGAGAGTTTCTTTTTCATGGGTTTACTTTCAGTGAATTAAGAAATGCGTAAACATCATCGTATGATGCATCGTTTTGCAGTTTATGTTCTTCAGCCCATGTTGGATAAAAGACTGAAACTGCACCTGATAACTTAACATCAGGATGTTTGATATCAGGATGCTTTTGCCATTGCACACATTCAACAATGTTTTGATTGAACCAGTTTAATACAGAAGCATTATCTCTAACTAAATAATACTGAGCATCATGGATCTGGCAAGAAATTCTAATTTCTGATTGAAGATCTCCTCCTCTTACGCGTTCCATAAACTCAGACGCTGCACGATTGTTCAGCAAGCCCCAGGACTGGCCTAAAGCATTGCCGGCCGTACGAGCCTCTGCTTTGGCTTGATGAGGCGTGTGGCGCTTTGTCATGACTACCTGATTGAGTATAGGTGTTCTGACTCGCAGACCGAATGCCGCAGTTACGTAACCTGTATTAGCTGCTTCGTTGATTTTAGCCTCAATGAAAGCATCAGATACTTTATAAAGCTCGTGATAGTTTATCTCAATTTGATCAGCCATAATTGCATCAAATCCGCAATTATTCATCAGTCCATGTCTAGTACCTCCATACGTTAACAAGAACGTTGGAGCCTTAGACATTTGCCTAAGCTCAGGATACTTGCTTTCGATAGAGTTGATGCTTGCTACAGAGCTTGAATCAATGTCTGGCATCTGGTCACCAAAGTATGAATGAGCTCTGAGACAGTGACCATCATAACCGTCAGTATAGACTTTCAGTTTGTTTGGATCTTTAGTTAGCAAAGCAGAAATCTTGTCTTCTAGCGAGTCAAAATCAAGACCAACAAAAAGCCAGCCCTCAGGTGCTTTGATGCATCGTTTGATGTACTTAGCCAGACGAGATTTAGAAGGTATGTTCTGCAAGTTTGGATTAGAAGAACTCAGTCTTCCAGACACAGTCCCACCGATATTAAAATTACCATGCATATAATAATTACCGTCTGGTGCTTTTCTGGCTCCTTCAAGAGCTGGAATAAAAGTCGACAGTAGAATGCCGCTGTCTTTGAGATCCAGCAAAGCATTAAGCAAGCTTAGAACGTCAGGATTTTTTGTATGGTTCCTTAGATCTTTGATATACTTACTTTTGGTAGATGGTGCACCTGAAGCAGTTTCGCCTAGTATAGGTAATCCAAGAAACTCAGGAGAATAAAGAAGCCCAGAAAGCTGCAAGTCGCTATCCGGATTAAACTCCAGTTTAATTTGAGAAACATCAGTACGCTTCTTTTTCCATTTGCTATGCAGTTCTTCAACTTTTTTCTCCTTCAGATAATAAGTGTAGTCTTTGACTACAGTATTATTGAGAATTGTCTGAACAGCAGTTTCTTTGATAACTGTCAGATCTTTTTTTGAAATAATTACCTGGTTCATATCAACAGGTAGACCGTTCAGTTGCATGTCTACGATATCAACAAGAGAAGGCAAGAATATCTGCCTGTATATTTCTTCCTGGTTTTCTTCCACCATCAAAGGATAGTTTTTGTTGTACACAAACCAAGTTGA